TCGCTCAGGTGGCGTCTAACCCGGAACCGCCGCTCATTATCACTGAGGACGCTTTCGAGTCAACTTCTCACGTGGAGCCAGAGGGCATTGTAGTGGAGTTCAAGGCCAGTTACCTGAGAGGCCTTATCAAGAGTCACACGATCCTACGCATTGCTTGGTCAGAGATAGACCGCGTCCATAAATGGCTGGAAGAGGGGAAACCAGGCGAATGACTGACGGTGAACGGATCGCGACGTTGGAGTTGCAGTCAAGCCATCCAATCCCGGAAGCGACATTCTGTCCCTACTGCGGTCGGCACCTGCGGGGTTTGGTTGGGGCTGGTGATGGTAGAACTGACGCTGACGCTAGACCGCGATAGACTGCGGGCCATCCTGCCGATGCTCTCGGAGCGGCAGCGCGAGGTGGCGTGTCTATTGATCGAGGGGTGCTCACGTCGTGAGATTGCTCGCCGTATTGGGCTGACCCGTACGACAGTCCATGACCACATTGAGAGGATTGTCAGCATCATGTCAGCCTAGATTGGTGTCGTCCGTCCGTCCGTCCGTCCGTCCTTACGTAGAGCCTTTCGCATATCGTATGATGATAGCCGGGGTAGTAGATGCCCCGGCTTTCGCGTGCGAGGCGATTATGACGCTGGCAGCATTCCTTTCGTGGCTCTCGACTCCCGGCGGCGTGAGTATCGCCGTTGGTGTGCTCCTTTCCTGGATTGCGGACTACATCCCGAAGTACACCTATCTGAACCCGAAAGAGAAGCGTCTGGCGTTCCTGGCGGCCTGCCTCTCCGTGCCAATGGTTGCGGCGACGTTCCGTGCTCTTGCCGGTTATGCCCCGTGGACACTCGACCCTCTCTACTGGCAGGCGATCACGGCCGGTGCGGCGACCTTTGGCTTTGGCACCTTGGTGCACACGCCGAAACTACCGACTATCTCGGAACGCACTCTGCTGAATCGTCTGCTTGCCGAGGACATGGCGCGGAAGGCGATGCGTTAGCATGGTGGGCATGGATACCGGCCTCGTTGTCGCCATCATCACCGCCCTTGCTGGCCTCATCGTCGCCCTTTCTGCCAGGCGCAGGAGCAATGCCGATGCTAACAAGGCGACGACCGAAGCCGTGCTCCTGTTGCTCAAGCCGCTCAACGAAAGGATTACGGCGCTGGAATGTGAGGTGGCGATGTTGCGCAGGCGCATCGCGTCATTTCGACGGGGAGTGAAGCTTCTCTGCGGCCAGATCATTGACATGGGCCACGTACCGGCGTGGCAAGAGGACGATGAGGAGAATGGTGAGTTGTGAGTGAGTCCGGCCTCATCGGCTTACCCGCTCTCGCGCCACTCCAGGCGCATAGTCTCGCGAGCGCACTGAGGGCGGCGCTGCGGTCGCTGCGCGTTGGTCGCGAGGTGCTCGGCGCACCGCCGGCGACTGAACGTGTGGCGCCGCCGGACGAGGTAGCGGTACAGCAGTGGGCGCTGGCGTTGCGGGGAGCCGAGGACTGGATCGAGGGACTCATCCGGTTGGCGGGGGCGTGAGTGGCGAACGTCATAGCTGAGAATGCTACACCAGAAAAAGGGCGCGAGTGGTGGCCGCGTTTCCTTGCGGCTCTAGGCATTGGTGGCAATGTCAGTGCTGCCTGCTTGGCGGCAGGCATTGACCGACGCACGGCCTACCGCAACCGCAAGCAGTTCAAGGGCTTTGCGCGATCCTGGGCCGAAGCTGTGGATGAGGCTTGTGACATACTGGAGGGAATCGCTTGGGAGCGAGCCAGCGCTAGCAGCGATCTGCTTCTGATCTTCCTGCTGAAAGCGAATCGACCGGCGAAATACCGTGAGACAGTCCGTCAGGAGCATAGTGGCGATGTGATAGTGCGGGTGGTGTACGGTGGCAACAGAACTGACGATTCGGCTGCATGAACCGCATCTCAAGCAGCGCGAGTTCAAGCTCAGCAAGGCAAAGCGCAAAGTCATTGTCACGGGCAGGCGAGCTGGGAAGACGACAGTGTTCAGCGATGTGGCGATTGAGGGAATGCTAGCAGGTAGACGCGTGCTCGAGGCGGCGCCTACTGCCGAGCAGACGGACGTATTCTGGGAGGCTTGTGTGAATGCCCTTGCCGAGCCCATCGCTGCCGGCCTTGTGCGGAAGAACGAAACGGAGCGTCTCCTGGAATCCAATTGGAACAAAGGACGCATCCGCGCGAAGACCGCCTGGAATGCCGATGGCTTGCGCGGGGACTATGCCGATCTACTGCTGCTGGACGAGTACAGCATCATGGATCCGAGCACTTGGACGGTAGTAGGAGCGCCGATGTTGCTGGACAATAATGGCGATGCGGCATTTGCCTTCACACCTAAGCGCAAGAACCACGGCTTTCACCTTTACCAGCGTGCTATCAGTGACGATTCCGGACGGTGGGCGGCTTGGCACTTCACCAGCCTGGATAATCCATACTTGTCGCCGGAAGCACTGGCCGAGATAACCAGCGATCTGACTGACCAGATGTACCGCCAGGAGATTCTCGCTGAGTTCCTCGAGGGTGAGGGCGCGGTGTTCCGCAACATCGATGCCTGTATGCACGCACCACTAGCCATCCCGCGAGAGCATTACCAGCATCACATCGTTGCTGGTGTGGATTGGGCCAAACAGACAGATTTCACGGCCATCTCGGTGGTATGTGCGACGTGCCGACGTGAGATCGCTCGTGACCGTTTCAACCAGATCGACTACGTGTTCCAGCGGACGCGACTGGGGGCTATGTGTGACCATTGGCAACCAGCCATCATTCTGGCCGAAGCGAACAGCATTGGCGAGCCGGTGATCGAGGTGCTCCAGCGTGAAGGCTTGCCGGTGGTCGGGTTCACCACAACCGCCGTGAGCAAGCCGCCGTTGATCGAGTCGCTGTCACTGGCTTTTGAGCGTGGCGAATGCCAGTGGCAGGCCGACCCCATCTGGACGGGAGAACTAGAAGCATACGAGCAACGAATCGGGGCGACAGGACGCAGCGCCTACAGCGCGCCAGAGGGCCTGCACGACGATACGGTGATTGCCAGGGCACTTGCCTGGTGGGCCGTGACTATGCCGCAACTACCCGCTGAGGGTACTTATGTGTACGACCAGCGCGTCGAAATCTCGCCATTCTGAGTGATTGATGGGATATAGCGAACGCGGCGGCATCCTGGTACCGGATACCTGGGCGGAGCGAGGCCAGGAGGTGGGCGCCATGCTGGCCAATGTCCAACTGCTCACGGAGCGGCTGGCGGAGCTAGAGTTGGCACTCGAAGACCAGGGCTGGATGCGCCTATCCCAGGAAGGGCAGCGCGAGTTCAGCCGCGCTGCCCTGCGCAAGATCACGCAACTGGCCCGACTATTCTACCTAAAGAACCCGCTAATCCGCAGGGGCGTCAACGTCCAGGCCAACTACGTCTTCGGCCAGGGTGTCGAGATTCGCAGCGATAACGAGGACGTCAATACCATCCTCCAGTCCTGGCAGGATGATGCGAAAAACCAGGCTGAGTTAACCACCCAGCAGGCGCATCTCCAGACAGAGGTCGAGCTGCAAGTGATGGCCAACCTCTTCTTCGTGTTCTTCGTGGATGCGAGGAAGCGTGGCCGGGTGCGTGTGCGCACTATCCCCTTTGATCAGGTAGAGGACGTGATCGCCGACCCTGAGGATGCGAAGACGCCCTGGTTCTACAAGCGCGTCTGGACGGAGGCGCGGCTCGATCCGGCACTGGGGCAGATCATGGGCGCCAACCGCACCGAATACTACCCGGACTGGCGCTACCGCCCGGCACAACAACCGGCGACTATCGGCGACAGCCCGGTACGCTGGGAGAGCCCGGTCTACCACATCAAGGTCGGTGGCCTGTCGGACATGCGATTCGGCGTCTCCGAGGTGTATGCGGCGCTGGACTGGGCCAAAGCCTACACGCAATTCCTGGAGAACTGGGCGACCATCGTGCGCTCCTATGCGAGTTTCGCCTGGCAACTGACTACCAAGGCCGGCAAGGCGGGCGTGGCAGCGGCGAAGACGAAGTTGGGCAGCACTTATGGCACCGGCTTGTCCGGTGGTGAGACCAACCCGCCGCCGATACCCGGCTCCACGTTCATCGGCGCCGACAGCGTCAACATGCAGCCCATTCGTACCGCCGGCGCCACCACATCGGCAGAGGATGGCCGCCGCCTGCTGCTGATGGTGGCCTCGACGATGGGATTGCCTGAGACATTCTTCGGCGATACCTCGGTAGGCACGCTGGCGACGGCAAAGAGCCTGGACAGGCCGACCGAGCTCCAGATGCGCCAACGGCAGATGCTCTGGCAGGACATCCTCGGCAACATTGCCCGCTACGTCGTCGAGCAGGCAGTGCGAGCCGGAACACTGGCCGGCACGGTGGTAGAGGAAGACGATGGCACGCCGATTGTCACTCTGCCAACCAATGATGAGACGGGCGAGCCGGCATCGCTAGACATTCACGTCACGTTCCCGCCGATCCTGGAGCGCGACATCACGGAGAGCGTCGCGGCAATTGTGGATGCGGCGACTCTGGGCGGCCAGGGGCTCGCCGGGACGCTGGATCTGGAGATGGTGACGCGGATGCTCCTCGGGGCCCTGGGCGAGCAGAACGCCGACGAGCTGCTGGCCAAACTGTTCCCGCCGCCGGCAGAGGGTGAGGAAGAGGTGCCAATGTGGAAACGGGAGGAGTTGGCGCCACCGCCGCCGCCCGCGCCGGTGCTCGTGCCGGCCGTCGGTCAGCCGGGGCAGGGCGCTGAGGTGGAGGAAGATCAACTACAGCAGGAATCCTTCGGTGAGGCGCTGCGCGAGTTCCGCGATGCGGTGAGGGGGATCAGTGGATAGGCGGCAAGCCCTCCTCGATGCAGCCGAGACCTACTTGGCCAAGGTGGCCCGGCTGGCCAAGGCGCGGGCGCTGGCGCCACTCGAGGCGGAGCTGGAGCCGCTGGTAGCGGCCGCCTTCCGCGCTCAGGGCAAGGCATTCCTCAAGCGGTTCGAGACACTACAGGATGCTTTCCCGCTAGGGGAAGCCGGCCCGGTCAAGCCCGATGACTGGGAAGCGCTCTGGGATGAGATGGCCGATGAGATGACGGACGGCCTCAGCAAGCCGGTGCTGCGCACGGTCGCGCGGGCAATGACCGCCGGCGGCAGGCAGGCGCGACTCTCGCTCGGGCTGCGGGGGCGTTTCGACCTGCGCAATCCGCGCGCGGTGCGTTACGTCGAGGAAGTTGGCGCCCGCTTGGTCAAGACGACCGCCACGACGCGAGACTACATCCGCACGATTGTTACTCAGGGTGTGGACGAGGGCTGGTCGTATGACCAAGTGGCCACAAGCATCGCCAAGCGCTTCGAGGAATTCGCGGTCGGGCGGCCTCAGGAGCACATAGACAGCCGGGCGCACCTGGTGGCCGTGACCGAAACGGGCCAGGCATATGAGGCGGCGAACTACCAGACGGGTGAGGAACTGCGCGACTCCGGGCTGGTGATCGAGAAGGCTTGGGAAACAGTGAGAGACAATCGGGTATCGGACGGCTGCCAAGAGAACCAGGACGCCGGCTGGATACCATTCGACAGCGAGTTCCCTGGCGAGTCGAGCACGCCAGAGGGCAAACTGAGGCCCCTGCGGTTTCCAGGTTGCCGTTGCTGTCTTCTTCAGCGCAGAGCCGGGAGTGGAGGTTAGCATATGCTACTCAGTGAAGCGGTAACGATCCGACATCAGGCGCGCAGTTTGCTGCGCTCTGCCAAGGACTTACTGGCCAACAAGACGCTCTCTCAGGCGTTGCGCGACCAATTGGACGGCCTAGAAGGCGCGCTCAAGCGCACTTGGGGCGACTTGGAGGCAGAGGCGGCGGATGCTGAGGTCATGCCCGCGGCAGAGGCAGCGGTGGCAGTGGCCTTGACTGAGATGATCAAACACGAGGGCGACAAGTGGGTGCTGTACTCGAAGGATGGCTCAAAGAAACTGGGCGAGTTCGACAGCGAGGAAGCGGCCAAGAAGCGGGAGCGGGAGATTCAGTTCTTCAAGCACCAGAATGAGGCCATGATCGACCAGGCAGCCATAGCGGTGCCCCTACTTGAGAAGGGCAATATCGAGGGCTTGATTGCCGGTTTCGGCGATTGGGCGAAGGGCAGCCAGGCCGAATGCGCGAAGGCACTTGAGGGCAAGGACGGCATCAGTGATGCCAACGCTCTCTGCGCCTGGCTCAAGGACCAGGCGACCGGCACAACGATGTGGCGTGGCAAACAAGGGGAAGCCACCGGCGACATCGAGATCATCGGCGACGTGATTCCCCTGGTTGAGGCAGGCAAGGCGCTACGCGCGGACGGCACGATCCGGGCCAGGATTCTCGCGCCGGGTTGGGGCTCCAGCGGCTACTACAGCGCGGCCATGCTCCAGCGCGACGGCCCCAAAGTGTTCACCAGGGGCTTGAAGTCGTACTGGGATCATCCGACGGTGAAGGAGGAAGTGGAACGGCCGGAGCGCAGCTTGCGCGACCTGGCGGGCGAACTGACGACGGATGCCGCCTGGGATGCCAACGGCCCGGCAGGCCCTGGCCTGTACAGCGACGTCAAAGTCTTCAAACCTTACCAGGAGACCGTCGCGGAGTTGGCACCGCACATCGGTATGAGCATTCGGGCGGATGGTAAGCCGCGCCTGGGGGAGGCCGAAGGCCGCAAGGGCATTCTCATCGAGCAGATCCTGAGAGGGAAGTCCTTGGACTTCGTTACCCAGGCTGGCGCGGGCGGGCAGATTCTTACCCTATTCGAGGCGGCACGAGGCCGTGCGGCTGTATGGCAGCCGCAGGAGGAAACAGTGACCGAGGAAGAGGCAAAGGTTCTCAGGGAGAGCAACGCGGCACTAGCAGCGGAGGTCAAACGCCTCCAGGAAGCGGCCATGCAACGAGAGGCGCACGACCTGGTAGCCGAGGCGGTGGGCAAGAGTGACCTCCCGGCACCCGCTAAGGTGCGGATTCAGGAAGTGCTCGCGGGCACGGTGCCGCTGAAAGAGGGGGCGCTCGACAAAGAGGCCCTGACGGCGACCGTGGGCACGGCGGTCGAGGCGGAGCGCAAGTACATCGCCGCGCTGGTGCCCGCCGCCGGCAAGATCATCGGCATGGGGGGCAGTGTCTCGGCGAGCGAGGGCACGGCGCTCAAGGAATCCTTCCTGCGGCTCTACAAGGCCCAGGGCATGAATGAGGCGGAATCCGAGAAGTTGGCGAACGCCGCGGCTGGGCGCTAAGAGCGTCGGGCCGGAGGGCGGAAAAGGAGAACGAAATGCCTGTTAGATATGTCGCCACGGGGCGCACGGCGGGAACGGAGATCTCGAGCACCTATGAGGGGCGACACGTGACCCTCGAGGAGTCGTACCTGATTCACCCCTACCACGCGGACGCGTTGGTGGACAAAGGCGATCCTGTCCTATTCGCGGTCGGCAGTGGTTGGATGAATGGTGTTGGTGTGGCACTCAAGAGCGCGGCGGCCGCCACCGATCTGATCGCGATCGACACCGAGGGTATCTGGTACCTGGACGTGACTGGGTGCATCTCGGATGGCTCAATAGACGGGCAAGCGCGGGCCTTGCATGCTGGCGACCCTGTCTACATTCGGAAGGCCGGTGGCACCGTGGGTGATCCCGACATACTGAGCGGTGAGGATGATGCCCATAATACCGTGCCATTCGGCTACCTGTTGGGTGACGTGACCGCGCATGTATCGACACATACGCTGGTCGCCGTCAAGGTTCACTGGGCTCCGAACTTCCTGGAGTCTATCAACGTTGGCTCCTACAGCACGCCGGCGGGACCTATCGTGATCGATAACCACGAGATCGACATCTCGGCGACAGCGAGGGCTGCTGCCGAGGCTGGGGAATCGTGGGGCATAGAGTATGCCTGGCTGAAAGCATACATCGGTCTTTCTGCTCCCCTCCATGCCGACGAGGACATGCACGGCATCTACATCCGGCTGGAGGACGACAAGCACGCGACGGGCGGCGACTTGTTCGCTGGCCGGTTCCAGACCCATGCCAACCACGCGGCGGCAGTCTGGACACGGCTCTACGGTCTGTACGTCGCCATCTCCAACGAAGTGTCCGGTACTATCGCGGAGTCGATTGGCATTGCCATCGCGATGGGTGGAGCTGGTTGTGCTCCAACAATGCAGACAGCACTCCAGATCATGGGTGACGGAACGCTGAGTGCGGCCCGTCAGAGTTGGTTCCAGACTGAGATTGGCCGTGGTGCCGGCCTGAAGGCGGACACGAGCGCAATGGACGCGAACCTAACCCATAAGATTCCTATCGACATCGATGGCACGATCTACGCCATCCCTGTTTGCCAGTGGGCCTAGGCGATGCTGAAAGAGCAGAACGCGGGGCGGCACGCGCAACTGGAGCGGGAGGTATTACAACTCTCCTACAAACGCGTGCTGCTCTGCCGCCAACTCGACGAGATTGACAAGCGCATGGCTCAATTCGAGTCGGCGCTGGCCGAGAACGAAGCGGCCAAACGCGACATTCAAACAGACGAGGCAATCCGAGCGGCTCAATCCGAAGAGGCCGTTGTCAAGGATGCCGAAGGAGAGCCATAAATGGCCGAGTTTCTGAGCCTCATGGAGAAATGGGACGGTTATGTTCCGGTGCGCAACGCGGGCCTCAACGAGAGCGCCGTGGCCCGGTTCATCGACCTGATGGCCAACGCCGAGCACATGCCGGCCCATCGCCAGGACTATCTGCTGAGGGAAGTGGTCACGACCAGTGACTTCCCCTCGCTCTTCGGGTTCACGCTCGAGCGTGACTTGCTGGCGCGCTATCGCGCCGTGGTCCCGGATTGGCAGGCGTATTGCGCTAGAGGCACTCTCCCGAACTTCAATCAGGCCGAGCTCCACAAGGTACAGGGAAACGATACCTTGCTCCCCGAGGTGAGCGAGAAGGGCGAGTACCTGGTGGCGCAGATGGTGGATGCTCATTACCACCGCCAGGTGAAGAAGTTTGGGCGGCAGTTCGACATCTCCTGGGAGAGCATCATCAATGATGCCCTTAGCGCCTTCAGCGACCTACCGCAGCGGTTCGCGGACGCGGTCGTCTACACGCGCGCCTACAACGCGACGGGGTTGTTCGCGGTCGCCGCCGGGCCAAACCCCTTACTCTTCGGGGCCGGTGCCACAATCACCGACGTGGATGGCCAGGTCATTACCAATAAGGGCGTTCTTGATCTGACCATCGGCAACCTCCAGATCACGCTGGATCTCATGGCCAGCCAGACCGACGTGAACGGCCGGCCCCTGGGCATCCGCGGCACGCACCTGGTTGTCCCGAACCTCCTAGAGTTGACAGGACGGGCCATTCTGACGAGTACTCTGATCCTTTCGACGGCGGCGGCACCCATCCCCAATGCCAATGTGCTGTCGCAGATGGGCTTGCAGCTCCACGTGAATCCGCTGCTACCGGTGATCGACACAAGTGGCAACCGCAATGGTACCTGGTACGTGTTTGCCGATCCCAGCCAGGGCAAGGCGATCCAGATGGACTTCCTGCGGGGCAACGAGGACCCGGAGATCTGTATGAAGGCCAGCGACAAGGTGACGGTCGGCGGCGGCAGTCTCAGTCCGTTCAGCGGCGACTTCGCCACGGACAACATTTTCTATCGCGTGCGCGACGTGCACGGGGGCACCCAACTCGATCCTCGCTACGTCTACGCTCAGGTGCACACGTAGACTAGAGACGTGAGAGCACACAGGACCGCCGCCGGCGCCAGCATTGCCGGGCCGGCGGCGGTGAGTGGCGCGAGAGGTAAGAGATGGCTTTTACCTACAATCTGAGCACCGACATCGGCAAGATGCGCCTGCTGATCCCGGACCGCAGCGCCAGCGCCTACTTCTTCGAGGACGCTGAGTTGACGGCGATGCTTTCCGCCGAGGGCGACAACGTCAAACGGGGCACGGCCCTGGCCCTGGAGACGATGGCCAGCAACGAGGCTTACGTCCAGAAGGTGATCCGCCTCCTGGATCTGAGCACCAACGGGCCGGCGGTGGCAGCGTCACTGATGGCCCGAGCAGCGCAGTTGCGCGAGCAGGCGGACACGGAAGAGGGTGCCGCGGGCGGCGACTTCGACTGGGCAGAGCAGACGCTGACGAGTTTCGCCGAACGCGATATCCGCTACAACGAGTGGCTACGCGATGGGTAATCTCGGACTGGTGCATCCGGCGCTGCTGAGTAGCCTGCCCGATCACTTCCACGACACATGCACCGTGCAGGAGGCAACGGAGACGCGCGGTAGCAATGGCGCGGTGCTGTCGGCCTGGGGCAACCTGGCGGCACATGTGAACCTGGTCTGCATCGTGGCGCCCGTGAGCGCCCACGAGCAGCACCGTGCGAAGGATACGATTACGATCGGGACGCACAAGGCCATGTTGGCCGGCTACTACCCGGCGATCACGGAAAAGATGCAGTTGGTGGCCGGCGGCGCGACCTACGACATCGTCGGCGTCTGGCATGACAGTCTGGCGAAGGCGACGCATCTAGACCTGCAGGTGATCCGGTGAGCGGCCCAGTAGTCAGTCTGACGATCACAAACGTCGGTGAGATCATGGGCCAACTCAACCGACTGACCGAGGCGACGCGGGGTGCTCAGTTGATGCGCGCCGCCACGGCGGGAGCTCTGATTCCAATGAACGCCGCTAAACGGAGGGCCCCCTGGCGCACCGGAACGCTGCGACGCTCGATTCACATCGGCGGGCACACCGAAATGGCGAGTGATTTCAGCCCTGGGGAGGTGGGGCCGGATGGCAAGCCAGCCTATTCGGACATAGGCAGTCCAGCGCCAGAACCCACGAGAGTGGAGTTACTCATCGGCACCAATCTCGTCTATGCCGGCATCCAGGAATTCGGCGGCGTGGTGAGTCCGAAGACGGCGAAACTGTTGGCTATTCCCGTGGATGCCGCGGCGCGCACGGCTGGCAGTCCCAGGGGACAAGACCTCGTCTTTGTCAAAACTCAGGGCGGGCAGATGTTCCTAATGGACAAAGAGGGCAAGATTCGCTACAGTCTGCGGCGGTCGGTCACCATCCCGGCTCATCCCTACCTGCGCCCGGCGTTCGATGAGAATACTGAAGCGATCGAGCGGGAGATCGGCATCGTACTGCGCGAGGGCATCGAGGACGCATTGGCGGGTCGGGCCGGCTCTGGCATAGCGGCAGGCGGTGGCGAGTGAAACTCGCTGAGGTAATGCGGACGCGCGAGTCACTGCTGGGCTGGACGCAATCCGGCGTGAGTTGGCACAGCCTCTACCATGACTGGTCAGGGCGGCTGAATCGCACCGACTGCCGCTTCTGCTGCCGGGGGCCGCATCGCTGCTGCCAACCGGGCCAGACGCTCCTGCTGGTGCCTGGCGAGGGTGACTTCCTGCGCAGCCGTGGGGTGGCTGCCCAGGGCGATACCTATGTCTGTCTTGGCCGGGAGCATTGCCTGGATGCCCTGCGGCCAGTCTGCTGTCGGACGTATCCACTAGCACCAGACGCGGACGGCAACCTCTTTGCCGACACCGCTTGCTCGCAGCATCGATGGGCCTCCTGGCACTTTCTCTGCCAGACGGCCAAAGCCTGGCAGCACTTGCTCACCTATCCGCTGGTCCGACTGTGGCTGATAGGCATGCGGCATGGGCAGTACAATCAGCGGGCAGAGGTGGCGGTGGACGCGATCGAGCGACCCTTCGACGCTGGGTACACTGCAACCTTCGGCCACTACCATAGCGGCCGGCGCGTGGGGGAGTTGCTGCAGGCGGGCATCATCCGCTCGACCGACCGGCTACTGGTAACCGGGTGTGGGCGCGGGCAGTCTGTAGCGGCGGTGCGCGAGGAGGGCGTGGACGCCTGGGGCGTGGACGTCAACCCGTCCGTGGTCGCGGCGAGCGCTGCCCGTGGCTACGTTAGCCAGGGGGACGTGCGGGCTCTGGCTTTCGAGGATGGCTCATTCGACATGGTGCTCTCGGTGGACGTACTCGAACACTTACCGGATTACCATCTGGCGCTGGCTGAGATGGCGCGCGTCTCTCGCTGGCGGGCCTACGTCGAGGTAACGGCGCTCGAATCTGCCGAGGACCTCTTCGAGGACCCGACGCACGTCGTCTTTCTGGGGCTGGAGGAGTGGCGGCGGGCAATTGAGGAGCACATGGCGGTCGAGAGCCTGGCGGAAGTGAGCGGCGACAAGCAGGGCATGGTCTGTCGGGTGAGGCAATGACCCTCGACGATGCCCAGTACGCCTACCTGAGCAGCGGGGTCGTCGCTCTGATCGGCACGCGGTTCTACCCGGACAGGCTGCCAGAGGAGCCGACGCTGCCGGCGGTCACGTACCAGCAGGTGAGCACGCTACGGCTATCGCAACACACGGGAGCCGTAGCGGGCGGCCAGGTGCGGATGCAGTACACGGTATTCGCCCTGACACGCGCATCGGCGCGGGCGATCGCGGCGCAGCTCGTGGCCGCCCTCGACAGCTACAAGGGGACGATGGGCGGCGTTGGTGGCCTGGCGGTGACGGTGCTCGAGATCGCCAACGAGATCGACCAGCACGACCCGGAGACGGACAGGTACCAGACGATGCTAGACGCAATCCTGGCCTACTGATATGCGGGTTGACGAGAGGGGCTACATCAAGTGCGGCGACTGCCATCAGCCATACGCCCGTGTGCATGATGGGGTGCTCGTGATCGAGAGTCGCCACGGCGGGGTTAAGCATACGAACTCGATTCGGCTGGAGGATGTGGTACAATTGCTGCAAGAACGAGAGCGCCAGAAGGAGTGCGCCTGATGACCAGTCGGAGCAATGAGTACCAGAATCCGTTTATCTGGCGCGGGTTGGTATGCCTGCTGCTAGATCGTGATACAGCCGTGGATGATGTTGAGACGCTCGACTATGAGGAATTGCGGGCCGAAATCTTGGCCCTGAAAGAGCGCCAGAAGGAGTGCGCCGAATGAGTCGGATACTACGGTGCGACCAGTGCGGTCGGGAATGTCCCGAAGAGACGACAGACCGAGTCTGGTTGACTGTATCCTCTAGGCTGGAATTCGACTTCTGCGGTTTTGCGTGCCTTGCAAAGTGGGCCGCCAATGTCGCGCGCACCGCGCTGATGCAGCACTATGATGAGCGGTGCGGGGAGAAACCGGAATCGGACCAGACAGAACGCTCGACTAATGCCGTATATGAAGCCAGCCATCCGGGGTCTACGAGCTAGGCTAGCCTGATGTAGCGACCCAACCTAATAAGTACGCCTTGAGCGTCGAGATAGCGCCAAAAGTGCGCCGATCCCGGCGCTCTTTTCGTTCCCAGTCTGGCCCACGAGGAGGGATATGGTTCGTTTATCTGCCATGGTTGCGGATCTTCAGAAGGTCCTCACGGAGCATGGTGATATTGAGGTACAAGTGTGCGTGCCGATGAGGAAAGAGGGCCACTCTGCCGTGATATTGGATTTGGCTCCTACCGCTCCTCTCCTAGAAAGAAACAGTCTAAGCGATCCATTGGCACGTGTTATCGCTGTCGATCTAGTGACGACACCGTGGGAGAGGATGGCGGAATGAGAATCATGCTCGGCAGCAATCCCCCCTGGCTCAATAGCGGCTATGGCTCCCAGACACGGGGCCTGCTCACCGCCCTCCAGGGGTTGGGCCATGACGTCGCCTGCTTCGCCACCTACGGCCTCAAGGGGGGCAAGTTGGAGGTCGGCGGCGTGACGATGTACCCGCGGTGTCAGGACATGTGGGGCGCGGACGTGCTCGCCGGCCATCTGCGCGACTTCGAGGCCGATTTGTATGTCACGCTCATGGACAATTGGGTGTTTCCGCCCGACTACCATGACAAGTTCGCCGTGCCCTGGCTCTCCTGGTTCCCGGTGGACACCGAGCCGGCGCGACGGTCGGCGGCGCGTATGGCGACCAGGGCCGAGTATAACGCCACCTTCTCGCGCCACGGGGTGCGCATCATGGCGGAGGCGGGTGTGGCAGCCGAGTACCTGCCGCTTGGCGTGGACATCGAGACGTTCAACCCTGGCGATAGGGAGGCGTCACGGGATTATCTTCAGTTCCCGCATGATGCCTTTGTCGTTGCCATGGTAGCCGCCAACCAGAGTTACCCGGCACGTAAGGCTTTCCCGGAAAATCTGGAGGCGTTCGGTCGGTTCCAGAAGCGCCATCCTGAGGCGCTTCTCTATCTGCACACGGAGATGCAGCCGACCAACCCAAACAACACGTTGGACCTCGACGAACTGCTCGAGGCCCTGGATATATCGCTCGAGTGCGTCGTGCGGCCCAACCAGTACATGTACGTCACAGGAGCCTTCGGTGATGAGGATATGGCCCAGGTCTACCGGGCGGCGGACGTGCTCCTGGCGGCGAGCTCCAATGAGGGTTTCGGGCTCCCGATCGTGGAGGCGGAAGCGTGTGCCTGTCCGGTGATCGTGACCGACTTTGCCAGCATGCCGGAGACGGCGGCGGGCAACGGCATTCTCGTGCCGGCCAAGTGCCGCCAGTACACGCGCATGGGTGCCTGGGACGTGCTGCCGGACATTGATGGCATCGAGGCGGCCCTGGAGATGGCCTACGGTTGGAGCGACAGCGAGCGGGAGATGCGTGGCGATCAGGGTGTCGCCCACATCTGGCGGGAGTATTCGTGGGACGTGGTAACAGAGAGGTACTGGCAGCCACTGCTGGAACGGATCGAGCGCGACGTGACGTTGGCGAAACTGGAGACACGACAGGCCGCGGCAAGAACGCGGTAAGCGCGGACAGGGCACCTGTCTCGCGGGGGAGGAACCAATGGCAACCAAGGTTTGGGCGAAGGGGACGATCCTGCGTCTCAACGGGACCGCAATCGTCTCGGTGCGCGACATCAGGGGGCCGGCGCGCAGCCGGGCGACAATCGACATGACCACTCACGACAGTAGCAACAACTACGACGAGTGGGTGGCGGCCCTGCGCAGCGGCGGTGACCTGACGGCCAATATTATCTACGACCCGACGACCGCCACGCACGGCACGCCGGCGAATGGGCTCAACTGGCAGTTCGACGATGCGGGCGGCACCCCGGGCAGTTGGGATCTCATTTTCCCGATAACCGGGTCGCCGGGCTTCACGTTCAGCGGCGAGTTGACGCAGTTCGCGCCCTCGGCGCCGGTGAAGGACGCGTTGACTGCCGACATCACCATCAAGTTAACCGGCAAAGCAACGTACAGGGCCGCGATTACCTAAATGGTGCTACTGATTGCGAGGCGTATGACAGCGAAAAAGGAGTAGCAGAGTGGCGAAGGTCTTGGGCCGCGAGGACATCCTCTCGGCCAGCGATAGGCAGACGGTCACCGTTCCCGTCCCGGAGTGGGGTGGCGACGTACTCGTGCGCGGTCTCACGGGCAAAGAGCGCGACAGGTTCGACGAGAGCCTGATGGAGGAGACCAAGGGCAGGGGCGGCCGGCGCGAGCGGCGGGTGCGCTGGAATAACGCCCGTGCCCGCCTCTGTGCCATGTGCATCGTGGACGAAACGGGGCGGCGCCTGTTCACCATGGAGGATGTACAGGCCCTCGGCGAGAAGGGAGCGGCAGCGGTACAACGCGTCTACGACGTCGCGGCCAGCCTTTCCGGACTCTCTAGTGCTGACTTGGACGAGCTCCTGGGAAACTCAGACGGCCAGAGCGACGATTCGCCTTCCGCCTAGCTCTGGCGCTGGGTTACGTGGACGTGGACGGCATGTTGGCGAGCGTGCCATCCCGCCTGATCGCCGAATGGCAGGCTTACTACGCGCTCGAGCCATTCGGCGAGATGCGAGGAGATCTGCGCAATGCCATGCTCTGTTCGCTGGTCGCTAACAAACTGCGCGGCAAGGACGAACCGGCGTTCACGCTGGACGATTTCACGCCGCGCTTTGCCGACAGCGCCAAGAGACGCAAGCGCCGAGAGCGCCACCAGAGTCCCGAGGAGCAAATGGCGATCGTGATGGGTATGTTCGGCGGCAAGGGAAAGGGCGACTGATGTCTACCCTGATGGAACTGGCGGGAAAACTAAGCCTGGATAGCAGCGGCTGGGCAGCGGGCGTTCAGAAGGCCGTGAGCGACACGGAGCAACTGGCGCGCGCCACCGACCAGATCACCGTTTCCTCCGAGGCCGTGGCCGGTGCCACCAGTTGGCAAGAACTCGAGGCAAAACTGCTGGCAGTGACCGATCAAGCGGGCCAGGCGGCGGTGGGTGCCGAGCAACTGGGCGAGGCGACGCAAGCGGGGGCGAGTGAAGGCGCCGCTGCTGTCGAGGGCCTAATCGAGGCCGATATTCAAGCGGCACGGGCGGCGGAAGCAGTTGGTACCGCAACGACTGAAGGCGCCACGAAAGGTGTTGAGGCAGTCGAAGGTCTGAAGAACCAGATCTCCGGCCTGAGCGATGCCCTCCAGAAGGTAATGACATTGGGTGGCGCGGCGCTCGCTTTCGAGGGCTTGAAGCGTACGGGCGAGCAATACCTCAGGTTTGGCGAAGCCGGTGCGCAATTGCTGAACCTGGGGCGCGGTTTTGAGGCCGCTGCTCAGCAGGCGGGCAGCTCAGGCGCTGCTATGTCGGCGGCCATCGAGGCCGTGGGGCGCAACATCGTTGACGACGACTTTGCCATGCGTGAGTTCATCCTGACCACCCGTATGGCAGGGGCCGAGATCGGGCAGCAATGGCCGGAGCTGATCAAGGTGGCGATGGCCTCGACAGCGCAGGGCATCGGCTCCGTACAGGATAACCTCTCCCTCATCGATCAGTATATCCGGACGGGCTTTGGTCGCGGACTCAAGATGCAAATGGGGCTGCCCGTCCCAGATGCCGCAGAGGTAATGGATGCCTACGGTGCCAGTCTGGGCAAGACGGCTGATCAATTGAGTCAGGCCGAGCAGGGACAGGCGCGTCTCAATGCGGTGCTGGCAGCCGGTGAGGCGCAGTTCGGCGACCTCGATAAGGCGAGCGCGCAACTGGCGGGGGGCGGGATCCCGCGCCTGCGGAACACGTTGGAGGATCTCACCGAGGAAGCGCAGATGGGGGCGGCGCCGGCGATTGACGCGCTGGCGGACTCGCTGAGTAACCTGGCGGGGGTCGGGATCCCGGCAGTCGCGGTGCTTTCGGATCTCTACGCTTGGCAACAGAAGATCGCGAGCGCGCCGATGCCGGAGGGGATGCCGGGCGGGGAGTTCTTCGGCGGCGCCCAGGGCATGCTCGACAAGCTGATGGCCGCCACGCCGATGGCAAGCGCCTTCCGCCTGCTCGGCGCTGCTAGTCGGGAGGCGGGGGAGGCGATCGGCGGTTGGTTGGCGCCAGCGGTAGAGCGACTCTTCGCGGATGTGACAACGCTGCCGGCACCGCTGGAATGGCTGGCCGGCATACTGGGTGTGACGGCTGGAGACGCGAGTGAGGCGGAGGACGCCGTCAAGGACTTGGGGGCCGCCATAGAGTCACTGCCCACCAGCACCGACCTCGCGATCAGGATGCACATTGTCACTATCGGCGCAACCGGTCTCGTTCCTGGCCCGGCGATAGGGCCGGGCTACCACGGCCCGGCGGCGGGCGAGCTGGCCGATCAGCAGAGGCGGGCATCCGGCATCTACACGCAACTCGAATACGAGCGAGTGGTGCAAGGTCAGATCCTCGACCTCCAGCAGGATACCGCCAGGCAGATTGCCGACATTGTGGCTGGCTATCCGGAACCAGTGCAGCGCGTTAATGAGACTCTGTATGACTACGCCACGCGGCTTGCCGATTGGCAGATCAGTGAGGCGCAGCGGGCGGCCAGCGGCTCTGCAGGCGCTTACAAAGATGCCAGCGACGCGCTCAGTTCCTACCTGACCGCCTACGAATCGGCACAGGAGGGGTTACTCCAGCCAACGATGGGGACGGATATCACCGCGCTGGAAGACAGGCTGGGAATGCACGTCGAGACGTGGGATGAGAAGGCGAAGCGGGCGCTAGATGTGGTGAATCGAGGCGCAGAATCGCCCTGGGCAGCGCCGATGGAGCTGGAGTCACCGCAGGAGGCGCTCCAATACTATGAGGACTATTACGCCGGTGCCTTGCCGGCGGGTGAATACACAGAGGGCATGGGGGCGGCGGTCGAGCAGTTCCGCTCGAAGATGGAAGCGATGATCGGGCAGCAGAATCTACAAGGGATGTTCAGCGATGCCCTGGCCACCGCGGGACTGGGGCCAGAGAGCACGTTGGTTGCGGATGCGCTGGGGCCGCAGGGTGGGCCGGCGGCGGAAGCGTTCGCCACGGCGTTCGGGGCGCATGACTGGCCCAAACTGGGCACTGATACAGGCGCGGCATTCGTCGGCGGGTTTGGCGCCGCGTTAAAGACGCCCGGCACGGCGTTCACGACCACCGTGCGGAATGTCTGCGAGAGTATCTTCCAGGATTGGCTCAATAGGGATGGTATCCCGTGAGTTGGATACTTGCCGGTACTACCGTGATCAACCCCTACCACGATGGCGGGTTTAGCCAGGGGCCGGAGCTCATCGGCGCCACGTTCACCTACCTGGATGGTTCACTCGGTGCCCATAAGTTGACCACGCGCCAGAAGTATGATGTGAAGTGGCGCCCACGCAATAGCACTGAGTTCAGCAAGCTGCTCACGGGGCTAGCGCTGCTGTATCTGACCGCCGGCAACGTCACCAACCATCTCAGCGTTACGGAGACAATGACGATCCGCGAGCGGCCGGTGTTCACGCCCTTTGCCGGCACGGATGCCTGGGAAGTGACGGCCACGCTCGAGGAGACGACGGCATAGCATGGCCAATGTGGGCGCGGCGAGAGCATAGGAGAGAGAGATGGCGCGGCTTTGGACGTGGGGATTCGAGATCGGCAAGCACGATGCCAATGAGTATGCCTATTCTGGATTGTCAATGTACAACAATGGCACCCAGAGCCGCACCGGTGTTTGCGGTGCGTCCATGTACTTCACCAACTATCTCAGGCGCGTGCTCTCCTCCAGCCTGACCGAGATCTATGTCCGGCGTGGCATATACCCCAGCTCTCCTCATCCCACTGGCGGCAACAAGACATTGATCTTTGTCCTCGCCAATACCGACAACGAGCGGATGGTAGCGCTGAGATCCCAGACGGACACGGACAAGATCGAGGCCCTGGTCTGGACGGGTGACGCCTGGTCAGTGATAGCCACGTCGACCAATGCGCTGACGATGAATACTTATCAGTGCCTTGAGATGCACGTCAAACTGCACGATACCACGGGCATCTGCGAAGTGCGGGTGGATGGCTCCCTCACGGGCTGGATTGACTTCGATGGCGACACCATCGGCGATCAAACGCCTGCTGACATCAAGAATGTCTGCTATGGAGGTTTTGATGGTACCTATCCCTATGCACGCGAGGGGTACATAGATGACCTGGCGATCAATGACACCAGCGGCGCAGTGAACAACTCCTGGTGCGGGCAGGGAGGCGTCTACCCAATGCGCCCCACCGCCGCAGGCGACCACACGGGCATGACGCCCAGCACTGGCGACAACTGGGAGTGCGTGAATGAGATCGGACCCTCGGATACCGATTACGTGTCCACCGACACGCCGGACGTCTATGATCTCTATGCCACCAACGATCCTACGCCTGATCCGGGAGTGGGCATTGTCGTCACGGTGCGCACGTTCGTGCGGGCGAAGCTAGCCACGGCGGGGGCGGGGAGCATCGCGACGCGGATCAAGACCGAGGCAACCGAGTACACGGGGAGCCCGGTGGCGCTGGACACGACGGCGAAGTACCTGAGCACGGAATACCAAACGAATCCGCAGACCGGCGTGGCCTGGACGCTCGACGAGGTGAAGGCGCTCCAGATCGGGCAAGTGGCGAAGGCATAATGCCAATCACTGAGGTCAACGCGACCCAAACCCTGGCCGAGGTCGAGATCCTTGACTCAGCACCCGATCGTCAGGCGACGCAGGTGCTGGCCGAGGTCGAGATTCGCGCTCCAACATTGGAGGACTTGTCACTTCTGCCCGATGGCGAGCCTACCGCCATCATCGAGATGGACTGGCCGCGCAATGGCACGTGGACTGAGGAGACGAGCAACGCCCTCCTGGGTGTCTCCTATTCCTACGGCATCATCTCTCCCGGTGGCAGTCTCTCGCAACTAGGCGAAGGCCCGGTGGCGCAGATGACTGTGCGCATGGATAACAGTGATGGGCGATTCAGCCTTGACCGCACGGGTTCCCATGCG